ACAATCTTGAGCAATTGATGATTGACATCATCAGCACAATGCCCGATGGATATGAAGTCGGCGATGTAAATCAACCACAATCATTGGAAGTCGGTGCAGGTAAATACCTGATTGCCGATTTACAAGTAAGCACCTATTACACCAACTAAGGAGAAATCATGCCAACAACAATCGTCACCGGCAGAGACATCACTTTCACCATTGCTGGTGATAACTACGATGCACAGGCCACATCTGCAATTTTAACTATTGATTCAACAATCAATACATATCAAACTCTGGACGGCAAGGCGTATTACACCACGGATTCGCAAGGCACATTTGCCGTTGAAATGCTTGCCGACTGGCCAGCTGGTGGATCACTTTGCAACGCATTATGGACAGCGGCAGACACCGCACCAAATACACCATTGAGCGTTGTTTTCACAGCTGCATCAGGATCGGTTTTCAATTTTGATGTTCAGCCAGTATTTCCATCAGCTGGTGGAACAGCACCAGATGCACAAACTGTTTCATTGTCATTTACCTGTGTGACCACACCTACACTCTAGAAAGGAAATCGGGAGCATGAAACTACCAATCACAATTGAGTTCGTTACGGGGGAAAGCGCGATTTATACCGCGCTTCCGCCGGAATGGATGAAATGGGAACAAAAAACTGGAAACACCATTCAACAAGTTGCTGAGAAATTGGGAATTGCTGATTTGATGTTTTTGGCGTATCACGCAATGAAGCGCGAGGCAGCCGGCAAAACTGTCAAACCTTTTGAAGTATGGTGCGAAACTGTAACTGACATCAGTATGGGAGAAACCGAAAACCCAAAAGCTACGAGCCGGGAACAATAAACCGGATCATTTGGGAATTGGCCATTGCAACTGGATTGTCACGATCAGAGTTTCAAACAGCGGAAGACATTTTAACTGTATATGAGATAATGAGGAGTCGAAATGGCGAATAAATCTACCAGAGACACCGGCACTTTTTCATTTACGGTTGAACCTTTAGAATTGAGAAATTTATTCAGGCTTTTGTCTGCATTGCCAAAAGAAGTGCAGGATCAAGTCAGAACCGAAGCCGGCTCTATGTCAAAAAGACTAGCCGGGCAAATTATGCAATTTGGCCTTGTAGCTCCAACACCACAAGCAAAATTGGTCATGGAGTCAATTACAACACCACGCGACCGGCTTATCCGGGTTGATATTGGCGGCACAAAGCGCGTTGGCCGTAAATATGGCGGCAAAACAAGCAAAAGCGGCAAGCGCACAAATCAATCACAAGCTGCCGCTGGAACGCTTTTGTGGGGATCAGAATATGGCTCCCATCCCGGTATTGATAGAGCAGGCCGGAGATATACAAACAGATTTAAGGCCGTGGCAAACCCAAGCGGTTATTGGATAACACCAGCTGTGGATTTCTACACGCCGGTTGTGGCTAAAGAATATATTGCAATGGTTCAAACACTTATTAGAGCGAACGGACTCGATTAATGGCAAAAATTCCAAAAGTCACAGTAACCTTTGATGCTGATTTAGATTCGTTAAAAAAAGGCGTTAAAGGAGCAACATCCGAGGTTGATTCATTTGGCAGCAAGGTTGGAGATTTTAGCAAAAAAGCTGCTTTGGCATTTGCTGCCGTTGCCGCTGCCGCCGGAGCAATGGCAATCAAAATTGGCGTGGATGCGGTCAAAGCTGCCAGCGATTTAAGCGAGACAATTTCAAAAGTTAATGTGTTATTTGGTGATACAGCCAAAGACATTGAAAAATTTGCAGATGGTGCGGCAGCATCATTGGGACAAACAAAACAACAAGCTTTGGATGCAGCGGCTACATTTGCCACATTTGGTCGAGCTGCCGGACTTAGCGGCAAGGATTTATCCGGTTTTTCAACCGGTTTTGTTCAATTAGCTTCTGATCTTGCTTCATTTAATAACACATCACCAGAGCAGGCAATCAATGCAATCGGTTCAGCATTACGCGGTGAAGCTGAGCCATTGCGCGCGTATGGCGTTTTGCTTGATGATGCATCATTGCGGCAAGCGGCTTTGGAATTGGGAATTGTTAGCACGACCAAAAATGCATTAACACCACAGCAAAAGGTTTTGGCAGCTCAAGCTCTGATTTATCAACAAACGGCAGCAGCTCAAGGCGATTTTGAGCGCACAAGCGATGGTTTAGCAAACCGCACAAGAATTCTCACGGCTCAATTAGAAAATGCCAAAGTCACTATTGGCCAAGCTCTTTTGCCTGTTGTTTTGCAATTGGCTACTTTGTTTTCAGACAAAGTCATCCCAATTGTGCAACAAGTTGCGGATGCTTTTGGCTCAAAAGCCGATGGCATGGGTGGCACATTAAGCACTTTGGCAAATTCAATTAAAAGCTTTGTGCAACCTATTTTTGAAGGTTTCAAATCAGCTTTTGACAAAATCAAAGCAACAGTTATTGAAAACAAAGATGAATTCCAAGCTTTTTTTGATGTGGTTAGAGCCGCAGCACCAATCATTGGCAATGTGATTGGCAAAGCTTTTAGCATAATTGGAGACATTGCAAGCGTTGTTTTAAATGTTTTTGCAAATGTTGTTGGAGCTTTAAAAGGCTTAATTAACACCGCAATTGATCTTGCCAACATTGCAATTCGAGCGGCTAACATCATCAAACCGGGTGAAGATATAAAACCGATTTCAAAAATTGGCACAGGCGGCGCAAGCGGTGGTTTTGCTATTGGTGGTGCGCCGGGTGCAATTTCAGGCGGCGGTGGCAGCGGCGGAGGAGGTTCGACCGGTGGCGGCGGTGGCACGATAGGCGGTGGCACGATAGGCGGTGGCACGATAGGCGGTGGCACCGGCGGAGGAGGTTCGACCGGTGGCGGCGGTGGTGGCTCAATCAGTAGCACAATCACAAAAATTGCAAATGACACAAAAAAAGTAATCACAGATGTTGCTGGTGCATTTGATGTTTTTGGTGCCAATACCACATCGCTTGCTGGAATTATGGCAGCTTCAAATCAACCGTTTGCATTTGGCACATCCGGTGTTAATACAAACACATTAGCCGGGATTTTGGCAGCTTCCACTAAACCGAGTGTTACTGTCAATTTTAATGGAATTACAACCGATCCAGAAGGCACAGCACGCGTTCTTGTTGATACGCTGAACAATTCTTATTATCGCGGCACAGGCGGCGCAACGAGCCTGCAAATAGCATGACACTTTATAATCCTGTATGGCGTGTGACAATTGGTGGTGTCCAATATCAAACCGCCATTTTAGCCAATCTTACAATCACAAGCGGTCGCACGAACATTTATGAACAAGCTCAGGCAGGTTATACAAACCTTGAATTGATTAATCTCGATCATTCAAATGTGCTTATTCAAATTAATGATTCTCTCACCATAGAATTGCAAGATTCAACAGCCACATTTGTTCCAATTTTTGGCGGTTCCGTTGTTGATGTAGGCATTGCCGTGGCTGAGGTTGGCAGCGTTGATTATGCACAACGGATTAATATCATCGCATTGGGCGCATTGGCTAGATTGCCAAAGGCACTCACCGAAGGCGTTTTGAGTGATGATTTTGATGGCAATCAGATTTACACAATTTTAAAAGAGGTTTTATTTCTATCATGGCAAGAAGTGCCACAAGCTTTGACATGGGCCACTTATGATCCAACGACTCAATGGCAGGATGCCGAAAATAGCGGATTGGGTGAAATTGATCAACCCGGCAATTATGAGCTTGAAAATCGCAGTTCCGATATCACCGATGTTTATTCATTGGTTTCAGCTTTGGCCACATCCGGCTTGGGTTATATCTACGAAAATGCACAAGGCCAAATTAGCTATGCCGATTCAACACACCGCACAACCTATTTGGCCACTAACGGTTATGTGGATTTAACGGCCAATCAAGCTTTAGCATCGGGTTTGAGCATCCAATCGCGTGCCGGAGATGTCCGAAATACCATTACGCTTAGATATGGCAACAATTCAGCTTTAGAAGTTAGCGCGGTTGATTCTGCATCGGTTGGCCTATATGGCCAGCTGGCACAAATTTTCACCACCACAATAAAGCACGCAGCGGATGCTCAGGATCAGGCCGATTTTTATTTAGCACTCAGAGCTTATCCACGGTTCAATCTTAGCAACATCACTTTCGAGCTGACCAATCCTGAACTGGACAATGCCGACCGCGATGATTTGATTAATGTGTTTATGGGCATGCCAGTCAATCTTTCTGATTTGCCATTAAACATGAATTCCGGCGATTTTTTGGGTTTTGTCGAAGGCTGGACATTCTCGGCCAGATACAATCAGGTAAGCGTTTCGTTGATCTTGTCACCGATTGCGTTTTCATTGCAAGCTATGCAATGGAACGATGTGCCGGTGGTGGAGCAATGGCAAACAATCAATCCAACTCTGGATTGGATTAATGCCACAATTGTGGCGTAAGGAGAAAACATGAGCAATCCAACGAGCAATTTTGGATGGCAGATGCCAACGGCCACAGATTTGGTCACGGATTTGCCAGCCGATTTTGAGGTATTTGGTCAGGCCGTAGATACAACATTGGTTGATCTCAAAGGCGGCACAACAGGCCAGATTCTTGCAAAAAATACAAACACCGACATGGATTTTGTATGGATCACAAATGATGTGGGTGACATTACAGCCGTCACTGCTGGCACGGGCATTTCAGGCGGTGGCACATCAGGTGCGGTTACAATCACAAACTCAATGGCCACAGAAATCACGGCAAAAGGCGATTTAATTGCTGGCACAGGTTCAGCAACTTTCGACAACCTGCCCGTGGGAACAAACGGGCAAACACTTGTGGCGGATAGTACCGCTTCTACTGGATTAAAATGGGCTACTGCTAGTGCTGGAGCATTGACTTTAATAAGCACTACAAATGCAAGTGCAACTGCAACCAGTGTGACTTTATCAAATTGTTTCTCATCGACTTATCGCAATTATCTTGTTCTTATGGATGGTGCTCAGACAACAAACACAGGTGATATTTCATTTCAAATGCGGGCAGGTGGTACAACTCAGACAACAAATTACTATAATGCACGCATAGCGTATGGCACTGGTGGAACGGTTACGGCGTCTGCAAATGTGAATGTATCGGCTGCGCCACTTGCAACAGGCTCTAGTAATAAGTTTACAATCGAGTGTTTATGGATGAATCCTTATGTCGGAAAAGTTGAATGGCTTAGCAGATTTTGGACAAGAAATGGTGATGTCGGCGGGAGCAATCAAGGCTTCATTGATACAACAACATCATATGATTCAATGGTAATTTCTTGGGGCGGTAATTACACAGGCACAATTTCAGTTTATGGATATGGAGTTTAATATGAAAAGAATGGAAATCGATTGCATAACTGGAGAAGTATTAGAAATTGATTTAACTGCTGATGAAATCAAGGCTTATGAGCAAAGAATAGCCAATGATGCTAAAGCGGTTGCAGATGCAGAGGCTAAGGTAATTGCTGATGCTGAAGCAAAATCCGCACTATTAGCCAAATTAGGCATAACTGCCGATGAAGCAAAGTTACTGCTTTCATAGTGGAACACTTGACTAAGATGATTTATGTCTAGTTTTCCACAAGGCACATTGCCTCGTTTGATTCAGGTTGCGCTTGCCGAGGTCGGCACAGCTGAAACTGGAAACAACGAGACAAAGTATGGCAAATACATGAAAGCCGACAAGCTGCCATGGTGTGGGTCATTTCTTAATTGGTGTGCGGATCAAGCTGGTGTGAAAGTGCCAAATGTGGTCAGTACAAAAGCCGGAGCTGAGACATTCAAGAAAAACAAGCAATGGCATGACACGCCAAAGATTGGTGATTTTGTTTTTTTTGATTTTATCATTGATGACAAAACTACAATTAATCATGTGGGCTTAGTAATCCGGGCATCAGAGAAACAGATTGTGACCATTGAAGGCAACACCAGCGGCGGTGGAGATCAACGCAATGGTGGTGAAGTCATGGTCAAATCCAGAGCTTTGGGAGCACGCTCATTTGTAGTCGGTTACGGCCGGCCACAATATGAGCCATTTTCCGGTGATTTACCGGATAGACCAAAAGGAGGAAAATAAATGGATCAAGCAAAATCAATGCTGGCATCATGGGCGCGCAGCTCAATTGCTGGTGCATTGGCAGTATGGATGAGCGGCAATCAAAATCCAAAAGATTTGGCATTGGGATTGGTGGCTGGCCTTGTGCCGGTATTAGCTCGATGGGCTAATCCTAACGATAAGGCATTTGGTAACAAGAAATGAGTGTGGGCGAATGGACGGCGGTTGGTGGCCTTGTTATTGCGGTGCTAACTGCCGTGTATTCGTCAATGCGATTCATGGTGAAATCAATCATGCGCGAGCTTTCACCGAATGGGGGCAATTCACTCAAGGATCAAGTGAGCAGGATAGAAGCAAGGCTGGATCAATTGATGCTCGAGATAGCAATTAAGAAGTAGCGACACGCCGTAATTTGAGCGCGATTGTTGAAAATGTCAGATAAGCCTGTCACTCTCTATTTCGGGAGCTGAGACACGGCTCCCAGAAACGGGAGCAAAAAAATGACAACAAGTGAAATTGGGCTATTTGTGCTCATGGCAATTGCCTGCATTTTGTGGGCCATTTGCAGTTATGCAGTCGGGTACAAAGAAGGCCACAAACAAGGTTATCAACGCGGCAAGGCCGTTGGCCGTCACATCTCAGCTCAGGCGGTCAAATAATGGCGTTCATGGACTCATACGAAGGCAACAAACAGCGCACGGATCGTTGGATTGCCACATATCCGCAAGGTAGGCTGGAAACGCTTATTGTTGAATTTAATGCTGAAAAAGGATATGTTCTGGTACAAGCTAAGGCATACAGGAATCAGCTAGAAACAGAGCCGGCTGGTGTGGATTATGCACACGGCTATTTGGCAGCTTATCCGGAAAAAATGCGGCGGTGGATGATTGAAGATACCTGCACATCAGCTTTGATGCGTGTGATGGCTTTGGTGTTGGGAGGCACGGAAAAAGCTACACAAGAAGTCATGGCACAGGTCAATGACAAGGCACCAAAGGCAATGGATTATGACTATTGGAGCACCAAATTTGGCGATGTCCCAAGCTATCAAACGCGAGAAGAAGCCGAACAAGCTGAGCCAATTGCATGGGAGATACCAGAGCCAAAAGCTATTGTGCCGGATAGCGCACCGAGCTGCTCACACGGATCAATGCGATGGAATCAAAGCAAACCGGATGCACCCAAATCATGGGCCGGATACTTTTGCAGCGAAAAAATCAAAGAAAAACAATGCAAACCTCAATGGTATGTATTGACCAGCGATGGCACATTTAAGCCGCAGGTGTGATGATGAAAAAATATCAATTAATTAAACTGTTGATTGCAATTGAAGTTATTTTGCTGGCCGTCATGATGTGGTGGGTGTTTAAATGAGCGATTATATGGAAATCATCAACCCACAGACACGCACAGCTAAGCTGATGTATCAAGGCAAAATCGTTGAAGAATACAAAATTGAGCAATGCGATAAATGCTCAAAGCTGATGAAATTTGACAAATTTGGTTATCAAAAAGGCTATGGCGGCGAAAATGTCATTTGGTTTTGTGGAGGCTGCCGATGATAAATCGTGTTGAAGAAGTACAATGCATGATTGCAGCAATTCAACATTGCCACGACCGCAATGCAGACCATCCAACGCGCTTTCAAAAAAACCTTTCATGGTTTGAATATGTAGCGCAAATGGCTGAATCAATGGCAGCTGAATTGGTGGTTGCAAAGCGGTTGGGATATGAGTATCAACCTGGCATCACATGGGATAAATCAAAGGCTGATGTAGGCGAACACATTGAAGTTAAATGGTCAGCCAATCCAACATCCAATTTGTGGATTCAGGAAAGTGACCGCCATGATCGTGATATTGCCGTGCTAGTTACGGGCCATTCACCTAAGCTGCACATCATCGGCTGGATGCCAGTTGCAGTAGCTAAGAAGCCGCGATATAAAAACACCAGTCAAAACAATTGGACGATTCCACAGACTAACCTGCAACCCATTGAGACACTAGCGAGGAGCAATTATGCACATCCTGTCATTTGATTGCGCTATTTGCAAGAAGCTTTACGGAAAACCTAAGCAACGCTTTGGATTAAAGAAAGGTGCCGAATTAACAGAGCATGAGTGGTTTGCTCAATGCATGGGATGCGGCACATTTGGCATTAAGATTGTGGATGATGCTCGAATCGCAGAGC